CAAAGTGACGACAGTGCATTAGTATATGGTGACTTGTGGGTGTCAACCGCAGACCTAGACAACTATCCAACAATATATCGTTGGCAGTCGGTTAACAGTGTGGATCAGTGGGTACTACTTGATAACACTGATCAAACAACACAAAATGGTATTGCATTCCTGGATGCACGTTGGGCCACGAATGGTACAACTGATCCAATCACAGGAGACATTCCGACAATCAAGAGCTTGCTAACAAGCAATTATCTTGACATTGACGCACCGGATGCTACACTATATCCAGAAGGCATGTTGCTTTGGAATACTAGACGCAGTGGCTTTAATGTTAAGAGCTACGAAGTTAACTACTTCAATGCTGCTGATTTCCCAAATGATGTGTTGCCAACTGAAAAAGCCGCTTGGGTAACAGCTAGTGGTAATCAAACTGATGGCTCTATGTATGCAGGCCGCAAGGCAGTAAGAGCAATGGTTGTTACTGCATTGAAAGCTAGTATTGATGGTGCACAAGAACTTCGTGAAGAGCAAAGACAGTATAATTTGATTGCATGTCCAAACTACGAAGAGCTTGCAAGCAATATGATTGCACTAAACAACGAGCGTAACAACACAGCATTTGTTATCGGCGACACACCAATGCGTCTAGCAGATAACGCCACAGATATTGTCAATTGGGCAACCAACGCAAACGGCAACGGTCTGTCAGTAGCTGATCCATATTATGGTGTGTTCTATCCAAGTTGTCAAACAACTGACCTAAGTGGTCAAATAGTAGTTGCTCCTTCATCGCATATGATGTTGAGAACAGTTGTTCGCAGCGATGATGTTGCTTATCCTTGGTTAGCACCAGCTGGTACTCGCAGAGGCACAGTTGATAATGCTAATGCACTTGGTTATGTAAACGCACAAACAGGCGCATTTACACAAACAGCAATTCGTCAGGGTCTACGTGATACATTGTACGAAAACAGTATTAACCCGATTACATTTATTCCGGGCAGTGGTATACTTAACTATGGCAACAAGACAACATCTTCTGCAACTGCACTAGATAGAATTAATGTTGCAAGACTAGTAGCGTTTATCCGTGGTAGACTTGAAGTTATTGCCAAGGGCTTTGTATTTGAACCAAATGATAAACTCACAAGAGACGAGATTAAAAACTCAATCGAAAGCTTGATGATCGACTTGGTTGCAAAACGTGGTCTTTACGATTACTTGGTAGTATGTGATGAATCAAACAACACACCGGCTAGAATCGACAGAAACGAACTATATGTTGATGTTGCAATTGAACCAGTTAAAGCTGTTGAATTCATCTTTATTCCGGTTAGAATTAAGAACACAGGCGAGATTGCTGCTGGTAATGTAGCATCTTCATCGGCTGTTTAATACTATTAAAATACATGAAAATGGAGCCTCGGTTCCATTTTCTTGTGACATAATTAAGATAAATAAGTACGTAATAGGAGAATAAAGAATGGCCGTATCATCGCTATCAAGAATGACAGTGCCTTTGGCTAGTGACCAGAGTAGTCCAACACAGGGACTGTTAATGCCTAAGCTAAAATACCGATTTAGAGTGGTATTTGAAAACTTAGGTGTGTCGACCCCAAGAACAGAGCTAACCAAACAGGTAATGGATTTCAATCGCCCTAGTGTGTCTTTTGAGGAAATCCCAATTGAAATTTACAACAGTAGAATGTACCTAGCTGGCAAGCATACTTGGGCCACAACAACTGCTAACTTCCGTGACGATGCTGGTGGTAACGTAAGCAAGCTCATCGGCGAACAGCTACAGAAACAACTAGACTTCATGGAGCAAGCTTCTGCAAGTTCTGGCATTGATTATAAATTCACTACACGTTGTGAAATTCTTGATGGTGGAAACGGCACAAGTGAACCGGTTGTACTAGAAACATGGGAAATGTATGGTTGCTTTATTACTGAAGCAAACTACGGTGATCTAAATTATGGTTCAAATGAACCAGTAACTATTGGTATGACAATGCGTTTTGATAATGCTATACAAACACCAATTGGATCCGGTGTAGGTGCAGCCGTGGGTAGAACACTAGGTGATGTAGTTTCCGGCTAATAAGGAGTAACTTATGGCCTTTGGTGAAGATTTCTTAAAAGGATTTTTCGGTAACGATTTCCTTAAGGATTATACACACGCAAGCAAGACATTTCGTAGCGATGGTTATGCTCTTGCACCGCGGCGTAAGTTCCTATATCATGTTGTATTCAATTTGAATGTGCAGCAAATACCTCAACTACGAAATGTTTTCCAAACACAAGATTTAAACAACCTAAGTTTGCTAGTTAAAGAAGTTAAGCTTCCTAGTTATAAATTTAGTGTTGATACCATGAATCAATACAATAGAAAACGCAAAGTTCAAACTCAAATTGAATATGATCCTATTGTTTGTACAATGCACGATGATGCTAGCGATCTATCTCGTGCATTGTGGTACAACTATTATGCATACTATTACAAAGATGCTAGTCAGAAATATTTTGATGCCGCTGTTACCAATGGCAGTTTGGGACAAAATGCACAAGGAGTCGATCCTGGTGCAGCATATCCTTACAACTATCGAGATATTTACACGCAAGACAGAGAAATTAACGACTGGGGATATATAGGCGAAAGTTACACAGATGGTACCAGAGGCGGCAAACCACCGTTTTTTCGTGACATCACCGTGTTTGGTTTTGATCAGCACAAATGGGCAGCCTACACCCTTATTAATCCAATTATTACTTCGTTTGATCATGACACGTACAGTTATGCCGACGATGCTGGTATCATGCAAAATACTTTTACTTTTGAGTACGAAACAGTTAAGTATTACAACGGCGCACTAACAGGTAGTAAACCAGATGGTGGCATACCATCGTTTGCAAATCCAGGAAATTACGATGCAGTTACAAGCCCGTTAGCTCGTACAGGTAGTACATCAAATATACTAGGCAACGGCGGGCTTATTGATGCAGCATCGGGTATTATAACTGATCTAAGTGCAGGTAATCTTGCTGGCGTTGTTGGCGCAATACAAGGAGCTGGCACTGCGTATCAAACATTTAAAGGTAAAGATTTGGCGAGTATACTCAAAACAGAATCAACTGCTATGCTAACAAGCACTATCAAATCTCAGCTGCCAGGTATGACACGGGGTGTGTTATTTCCTAATCAGGCTAATCAACCGAGTGCAGTAAACAGTCAAAATACTCCTGCAACATTGAAATCAGCTGATCCGATAAACATAAACGGCCCATCAACTATTCCAACACAAACCAATCCTACTGGAGGAATATACTAGCAATGGCAACTGTAAACTATGTTAACCCAAACACAGATACAACCGTTAGAGTGTTTAATGATTTCTACGGACGTGAGCTTAACATTAACAGCAACGATTACGATGTTGTGTTTAGTTTTTTTACTTCTATATTTGCCGACGAAATGGCTGCTAGAAACTTTACATTAAATGTTTTTCAAATTGCACGTGACAGCAACACACCGGTTGAAACTATCCTCAATGACCTAAGCAACCAAAATCAAGTACAGATTACTGCTACATTAGCATATTATCTTAACAACTTACGTAGTAATTCAACATTGTTGGGTATTTCAACTACTGCTACACCAAATCAATACGCCGCTCGCAATATAGTTATATAGGTGACTAATGGCCAATAACTATCAACAGGGCTACTACACAGTAATAAATCAATCTAAATATTCAGGCAAAGGTGTGCCTAAATATCGCAGCGGTTGGGAATTGGCTTTCATGCGTTTTTGTGACTCTAACGACAGTATTGTAAGTTGGGCAAGCGAGAGTCTTGCTATTCCTTATAGAAATCCACTTACTGGAAAGCAATCACGCTATATTCCGGACTTTCTTATACAATACAAAAACAGGCACAATAAAGTCATAACTGAGTTAATTGAAATCAAGCCCAAGAAACAAAGTATAATTGAAAGCAAAGCATCAAACAAAGAAAAAGCTGTTGTTGCTGTTAACTATGCCAAGTGGGCAGCGGCACAAGCATGGTGCAAACGAAGTGGTATTACTTTCAGAGTTATCACAGAGGATGATATTTTCCATCAAGGTAAAAAACGCAAATAAAAACATCGAGTTTTAAGGCTATAAATACCGTATGACACGAAAACTAGAAGAATTATTTGAATTGCCAGAATCGTCAGACGACGATGGGCTTGCCAACGAAGTAGTGCCTGATAATGTCCCAGATCCAACGCCTGATAACATGCCGGCAATGCAAAATGCTCTCAGTGAGCTTGATAAAGTACAAGCTGCTCTGCCTCA